TTAATACTTCTAGTGTTAAGAAGCTTGTAGGCAATATAGAAGATTTGACAGTAAAACTTGATTCTCAACATTTAAAAGATTTAGCTTTACGTCAAGAAAAAATATCAAACGTTAAATTAAGCTTCTTTGAAAATAATTTTAACGTACATCAAACTACACGTCATATTCAATCATTCTTAGTTACTTACGAATTAAAAAAACGTTATGTAAATATACAATTCGGTAATAGCAAAACTAATGAAGGTTCGTTATCTAATACAGTTCTTAAAGGAGCTCGTCAATCTTACGATAAACAATATGAAGATACATATATAGATTTATTTAAATATTTGAATTCATCTATTAAGATTTCAGATGATATTTTTGATGAAATAGCAAGAGGTTATAAAATGAAAGAATTAATGATTAAGAAAGGTGGAACACGATAATGAATATTAAACCAGCTAGAGGAAGAGTAGTACTTAGATTACCTAGAGAAGAAAGAAAAGAAGAAAAAACTTCTTCAGGTATAATCATACCTAAAAATAGTAAAAGTGATGCCGAAGCTAGAAAAGACTTTGCTGAAGTATATGCAGTAGGGGAAGGTAAAATATTAAGCAATGGTGTCATAATGCCTATGGAATATGAACCTGGGCAAATAGTATTATTTAATAAATATGCAGGTATGCAAGTAATAGATGCTAGCGAACCTAACTATAAGTATTTAATAATAAGAGATACAGATATAGAAGGTATTATATCAGAATAGGAAGTGGTTACACATGAGTATAAGAGACCGCCTATTTCCGCCAAGCAAAAAAGACAAAATTGATCCTGTAGAAAAGGAATTAATAGAAACTATTCAAGAGGGATTGGTTAAATCCTCTCCCCTTGAGTTTAAAGAGGTGAGAGTAGACGAAGGCATATCTTTTACTAAAAAGGTAAGCAGCTTATTTAATCCTAAAGCGATAAGCAATTTTGCTGTTAAATCTGTAGGATTCTTAACTTCTCAAGTATATCGTAGAGAAGTATTTAGTAGACCAGAGTACAATCTAGAAGAAATAAGAGACGCTAGTGAATCTGATTCATACATTAAGATTTCATTCTCTAAATATTCATACTTAATATTTAAAGCAGGATGGACATTTAAAAGTGATAATCAGGAAGCTATAGATTATCTTAATAAAAGATTTAAACTTATGTCTTATTGTACAGGCAAACCTATGGATATACTTTTACAGGAGATAGCCGACGACTTTACTAGATATTCAAACGTTATTCTATTAAAGTCTAGAGTTGATTCTATACCTGGAGTAAAAGCTACTCCGTTTGACAGTGATCAAGTCGTAGGTGGATATTGTAGGGTAGATCCAGCTTCAGTAAAAATCAAAAGAGATAAATATGGTAATGTAATTAAATATGAACAAGGACATGGGGCTAATAAAAAACAATTCTTTCCACGTGATGTTATTCATATGTATTACGACAAAGATGCTAATAATGCTTTTGGTACACCAAGAATAATAGCAGCATTAGATGATGTTAAATTATTAAGAAAAATAGAAGGTAATATAGTAGCATTGATACATAGATTTTCTATGCCACTATATCAATGGAAGATAGGTATACCAGAAGTAGGATTTCAAGGTACTGATGCTGAAATAAATCGTGCTAAACGTGAAGTAGAATCAAGTTCACTTGATGGACTTATTATTACAAATGAAAAAACAGAAATAAAAGCTATAGGAGCTGAAGGTCATGCTCTTAATGCAGAACCTTACTTAAGATATTTTGAAGACAGAGTTTTCTCTGCTCTTGGTGTTTCTGCTTCTCAAATGGGTAGAGGCGGAGCTAAACAAGATGCAGACTCTATGGAAGCTCAAATACATGATACAGTTAAGTTTATACAAAGAACTATATCTACATGGATAAAAGAAACTGTAATAACTGAGTTATTATTAGAAGGTGGATTTAATCCATTCGATGGTTCAGCAGATGTAGATTTTGCATTTGAAGAAATCTCACTTGAAACTAAACTTAAAAAAGAAAATCATGAAATGCTTAAATATCAATCTAACATTACTACATTTGAAGAAGCAAGAAGAAAAATGGGTATGAAAGATGAAGTAGAAGATGAAGATAGATTATATCAACGTATGATAGCAGATAAATCTAGTCTTGATCAAATAGATAGAAATGGAGAATGGCAAGAAAGATTAGCTAAAATAAATGCAGCTAAGACTGCAGCTAATAATAGTTCAAGTTCTTCATCATCAAATTCTTCTAGTAAATCATCTGTTAGTACTAGCAAATCTAAAACAAGAAACACTAGTGGTCAAAAGCAACCAAGTAAGGCTGCTACTAATAATAACAGACCACAAAATCAACATGGTACTTCTAGCGTAAAAGTTAAAGAGCTATCAGATTTAGTATTAGATTTTATATTAGACTTACAGGAAGATAGCATTTCTAATGAAACTGTAATAAGTCTGTATGAAAATACAATATATGACTACTTTATAAGAGAGCTAAACAGAATAAGCCTTAGAGCCATTAATGAAGCGACAATCGAAATCAATTCAGTTGACGAATCTTATCACTTACTTCCTAATAAGAAAATTGATATTTCTAGTCAAAATAAAGAATTACAAAAAAATATTCGTACAATCCTTGAAGATATGAATGATTCTAGTAGTAATAATAAAGATGATATCAGTAGTTTATCTAATTACTGTACATATCGTTTAAAACTACTATTAGAACAGCATGCGAAAACTACATATGATTTTTCTTATATTAAAGCAGGTTCTTTATTAGGAATGAAGGAAGTCTATATTAAACAAGGAAATGAAATTGAAAATATAGATATTAATTTTGTAGAAAGTTTAAATGATGTAGAAGTTTTTAATAACTATACAATCACTTACGATAAGAGAGGTGATAATGAATAATGGCTATAGAAATTAGAGAAGAGGTTGATGCTCAAATAAAGTTTGTTCCTAACTATATACCAGGTAAAGATCTTAATGAATCTTTAAGTGTGAATCCAATAAGTGAGGATTCAATAATGGTAGATATAGAAGGTATACATTCTGTTATTACAAGAAATCTAAATTATTACGAGCCACACTGTTTAGAAACAAGTGTTCCTAGATGGACAGAACCTTATGAACGACCTTTAATTATGCATCATAAAGAACAAGATGGCGTAACTATAGGGAGAATTAAACAGTGTACATATGTTGATTCATGCGAAAGAACAAAAGGCCCAGGATTAGTATTCACATGTAATGTAGGTAATAAAGATGGTATAGAAGGTATTAAAAATGGTACTTTAGTTACTACTAGCATAGGTGTTATGGTTCGAGACTTACGTTGTTCTATATGTGGTAAGAATCTAGCTGAAGAAGGCGAATGTGAACATGTTAAAGGACAAAGATATGATGGCAAATTATGTTTCTGGATTATAAAAGATATGGAACCTAAAGAATTGTCATACGTAATTGTTCCTAGTGACAAATATGCTCATAATATAAAAATTTATAAGCCTGATGCAAAGATGCTAGGAGTATCAGAATCTTATAATAATGAAGATGAGGTGAATGAATTGTCAATTAAAGATTTGTATTACGACGAAATCTCTAAGAGCTTAGCGATGAAAGAAGCTAAAGCATTAGAAGAAGATGGCGAAAAACCAGAGGATAAACAAGTCCCTGATCAGCCTAAACCTGAAGGTGATGAACCTAAAGACGACAAAGCTACAGAAGACAAAAAGCCTGAAAATGACAAACCAAAAGATGATAAACCTGAAGGCGAAGATCCAAAAGGTAAAGATGAGCCAAAGGATGATCCTAAAAAAGATGATCCAGATAATGGTGATGCTGCTAAAGATGAAGACAAAGACGATGAAGCTAAAAAAGAAAACGAAGCGTTAAAAGCTGAAGTAGCAGAACTTAAAAAAGAAATAACTAAATTGAAAAAAGAAGTTACTGACCTTCAAGGTGAACGCGACAAAGAAAAAGAAACTAGAGAAGCAGTTGAATTAAAATATCTTGAAGTAAAGAAACAACAAAGAATTGCATTAGCTGAAAAGGTTAATGAAATGAGAACATCTCTTGGCCTTGAAGGTGAAAATATTGAGATATTATCTAAATCTACTGAAGAAGCACTTAATACAAAAATAGAAGTATTAAAAGAATTCATGTGCAGTGGTCCTGAATTAGCTAAGGCATTACCAAAAGTTAATTCTAAAATATCTATAGATGAAAGTGCTGATAACACAATTAAGCAAAATAATAAGGACAAAAAAGATAGTAATAATAACATTGAAATGCAAATGAAAGAAAAATACAACAATCTATTAAGAAGATAAAAAGAGGAAGGTGAAGCGGTATGGCACTAATGCCTTATACAAATATGTCTCAAGATTTTATGCAACCTGGTGCATATGGAGAGATGTTTATAAATGATGGAATACCAGGACATAGACGTGATGGGCAAAGAATAAACAGAAGTAATAATTCTTTAAACATAAACGACCATGACGTTCTAAATTTTAAATATGGTTTAGACCCTAGACTACCTGATCAATTTAGATATGGTTGGGCTTATGGTTACAATGCAATGGTTATACCTAAAGGTAGAATAGTTGCAGCTGACCCTTATTTAATGGTAATGGATACAGACACTAACCACTATTTAAATGCTGTTACTATAGCTAATGGTGGTAAAAATGTAAGATTAGCACAACCTGCTGACTTTGAAGCTGGTGGAAGTTTAGAAAAATACACTGGTGTTGCTGAATTCCTAATAGGAAAAATATGGGTTGAACTTGATGGCGAAATAAACGAAGATGAAGATTTCTTAAAAGCTAACGGCGGTAACGTAGGGGTTGGCGGGGGAGCTAGAAGAGACGTAAGACCTGGTAATATACCAGTTGGTATATTAGAAAGAAATGAATATACTAGATTCGCTGATGCTTTCAATGGTATAACTTTTGGTCCTATCAGAACTGATGCAATAGTAGAATTACCTTGGTTCATAGAAGGAGAAAAAGCTCTTAAAAATCCATGGGGTTCAGTTGTAGGTAATGTAAAACCTGGTGATGAAGTATGCTCTGATGAAAATGGTAGATTTGTATTATCACCATTATCTAAGAGACATCCTGATCATGCAGCAGTTATGGCTGACATGGAATTATACGAAGAAGCAAGAAGACAAGTTATAGGTGAAGTATATGCTACAGATGCATCACTATTACCAGAAGGTGCTGCTAGATTTGCTCAATGGGCTTTAGACGACAGATTAAGATTCAATGATTACAATCCTTACATATATCCAACTTCTAATAGAGCTGGTGAAGATTTTGTAGAAAATCCTCCAACTTTATATCAATCAGATTTTAGATATCCTGGATATCCTTACGATAGAACTCCAATGATGAATGATTTACATATGTTAGCTTCTTCAAGAGAAGGATTATATAGCAGCAGATTTGATGAAGCTCATAGATTAGATAGAGGTATTCCTGGTCTATTAGATGGTACTAACGCAGTAGTAAAAGCTTATGGTTCATCTGAAAAATCAGGAGATATAGAATTAGCAGGAGATCCTTTATTAAAAGTATCTACTATAGGTGTATTAGCTGATCAAGCTGATATAGATGATCCAGAAAGAAGAGAAATACCTATTATATTCCCAAGTACTAAATTAGAATCTTTAAAAGTACAAATAGGTAAAGATACTGCAGATAGTTGTATCATAACTGAAACTTTAGCACCTGGTGCTGTATTAGAATGTGGTAAATTCGATATAGTTTACGCTGACTTACATAAAGGTTTAATAATGATAAAACAAAGAGAAGTAGCTGACAAAGCTGACATGAAATGTCCAGTTTACGGTGCATATGTTAAACGTGGCGAAGCAGGGGTTCCAACTAATCTAGACTGGGACGGATGCAAAGGTACAGTAAGAATATTAATGACTAAATAGAAACAGATAGGAGGATTTTGATATGAGTTTAAACAGTTTTTTAAATGAAATAAACGAGCTTAAACAAGACGTAAAAGAAGCTGTTTCTGAAGGTGTAGCACCCGTAGTTACTAAAGAAGGTTTCGACTCTATGGAAAAAATGGTTAGAAACGCTTATGGAGATTATTCTAAAGGTGCTATGACTATAAAAGAAGCAATAACTACTACAGATACAATAAAATTAATACCTAAAGTAATAGAAGGAAAATTAAGAGAAGCTATGGAACCTACTTATTTAGGTACACAGTTTTTCCAAAAAGTAAGAGTAGATGGTGGTTCATCAGCTGTATATGTAATTCCAGTAGTTGGGGAATTAATAGCTTATGAAGTTGGTGAAGGTACTAAGTACCAAGAATCAAGAGCAGACGTTAACACTTTAGAAAACGCAACTCTTGAAATCAGAGTTAAAAAATTCGGTGTAAGAGTTTCAATGACTGAAGAAGCTATAAACGATTCTTCTTGGGATATACTTGGTATAAACTTAAGAAAAATGGGTCAAGCAATGGGAAGAATAAAAGAAGAACAAATATTCAATAACTTCTCTCAACATGGTAAACCTATTTTTGATAATAATTTAAGACAACAATTACCTGAAGCTGGTACTACTGGTTTAGGTAAAGATGGTAACTATAATGACACATTAGCTGTTGAAGATTTATTAGATTTAGCAATGGCTTTATTAGGCCAAGGATTTAATCCTACAGATGTTATAATGCATCCACTTGTTTGGGTTGTATTTGCTAGAAATAACATGATAGGCAATGGTTTAACTTATGGTGCATTAGGTGGTAACTATGTTCATCCTAATGGTGCTATACAAGGTACACCTGCTGCATTTGGTATGGCTAATAATGGCGACGGTCAAAAATTCATAATGAGACCTGACCAAATACAAGGTAGAATACCTGTAATGGGATTAACAGTAAGCTTCTCTCCATGGATTCATTTTGATAAAATGGGCAAAAAATTTGATATGTATTGCTTAGATAGAGAAGAAGTTGGTATAATCGCACAACGTGAAGAATTAAGTATGGACGACTGGGTAGATCCAGAAAGAGATATCAAATTACTTAAATGTAAAGAAAGATATGGTATAGGATTATTAAATAATGGTAGAGCTATAACAGTAGCTAAGAATATAGCAGTAGCTCCATCTTATCCAGCTCAACCTGTTATAAATGTAAGAGCTACAGAATCAGGTATAGGATATCCAGATAGACCTACTAATTAATTATAGAAATTGAGGTGATACAATGAAACGAGCTATAGCTAAAATCAGATTAGCACCTGGCAACGCTGGTTGGTTTGATCCTCTAACTAATATATATTTAACTTTATCTGAAAAAGAATGTTTCGTATATAATGATCAAGATACTTCAAATATACGTAAAGCAATTAAAGAAAATAAACTGGAATTGAAGGAAGGACGACTTCCTTCTCCAGTTTCTAAAGACAAAAAAGAAGTGGTTAAAAAAAAGTCTGTAAATAAACTAGAAGAACCAGAACAAGTTAAAGATGAAGTTATAGAAAAGATAGAGGTTATAGAAGAAAAGAAGGAAGAAGTAAAGGCCGAAAGACCTAGAAAAAAAGTTAAAAGAAAACCAGATGATTCTAATAAGCTACTAAAACAAGAAGAGGAAGTAAAGGAAGAAGAAGCGAAAAAAGAAGAAGTTCCTGATGAAAGTCCACTTGCTAAAGTAGCAGAGCTTATTAAAGAAAAAGATAAGGCTGAAGAAAATAACAATGGCTAATGTTCAAAATGTATTTTGTATTACTGGAATAGATACTAATTTTTCTAAAAAAACAATAATTATCGAAACTAATTTTCATGTTGATGCAAATACTGTAGATTTAGATACAGTTAGAGTTTATAGTATAAACAACGAAGTTGATATTGAATTACCACAGACAATTAAAATAAGAGGTAAAAAGATATATGTATACTTAGAAGATTTTCCTACTCCTAATGAATCTTATTATTTAATAGTAAGAAACATAAAGGATAAACTAGGAAGAGTATTAGCAGACGCTTTTGATAAACGTATTTATTTCGATTTTGGATCTATGGGTGAACTTAAAATAGTATCACCTAAAGACCAATATTTGCACACAATTAAAGACGAGCCTATAAGGATTAAATTAGCTATATCTAACGAAGATACTGAAACTAAATATAGATTCGAGATTTCGTCTGATATAGCTTTTTTTAATAAAGAAACAATTCTAATTAGTAATAGTAAAGCTATAGAAATGCCTAATAATTCTATGTACGAATTAGGAGATGTATCAAAAGAAAATATAGTATATGCGACAGACGAAAAAGGAAATGTTCTCGTTGATGAAAATGGTACACGTGTTATTGAATCTAGTGAGATTGTAGTTAACTTATTCATTAAGAAAAATGAGATATTCTACTTAAGAGCTAGATTAGAAAAGACTGAAAATTACTTCAGTGATTGGAGTGAAATGGTACAATTCCAGACTTGTTATACAGCTCCATTAGAAGATGAATCTGGTTATTTAGATGATAATGTTATATCTAACAGAGAAGCTTTTGAAGACTTTTTATCTTATGAAGATATGTTTGCTGAAGAAGATGAGGTAGCTCCTGAGATAGTAAGTAAATCTGAAATAGGTAAAACAAATCAAGAGTTCTATGTTGAATACAATAAAAATATTAAATTTAAGAAAACTGATGAATCGCAGTTTACTGAGGATGGTTTATTATATATAGGAAAAACATTTATGACAAGGAGGGATTTATAATGGCTCAATTCGAATTTCCAGATGACAAACCTAGGGTACTAGCTGGACGTGAAAAGATACCTGTGTATATGTTTATTGATCCAGATGAGCCTAACATTGTATATTTCCAACATAATGATCAAGTAGAGATACTTGATAATAGTGAGTATACATTAAACGTCCCTTCTTTTGAATTTGAAGATGGTACTACTAGTGCTAAAGAAAGTATAAAGGTAACAACTGAATTAAAACCAATGTATGTATCAATACAAGATGTGAAGAGTTTAGCTGGAGGGCTTCCATTAGAAGATGCAGATATTGCTTATCATATAAGACAAGCTAGCTTAATAGCTGAATACTGGTCATGCAAAGATTCTGAACTTGTACCAGAAAAGTTAGCTGATATATTTGGTACTACAGAACAAATAAAAGAGGATTATTATCCTTTTCATATGTTCATTAAATATCAAGCTGTAGTTGATTGCATACGTGAGTTTTATATAGCAGCTGTAGCAAGACCTTCTGAATATCATGATGTATTATCAGATTTAGAGAGAAAAGAAAAGATGGATCTTGGCGCTATTAAAGATTTATTAGATGCTTTAACTGGAGAAGCTGAAGATTGGTTGGCATATGTAGTAACAATTACTGCAGATCCTCAATGGGCATTACGTGGTAAATACTCATACGCTATTACTAATAAATCTTATAAACCTTATCACCCTACTCTACTTGATAGAGGCGGATGGAACAGGGGGTATTAGAATATGAAAACAGACGAAATTAATGAAAAAACTGTCCGATTGTTACTTAATAGATATGGATATTATTTCTATATTATAAAAAGGATACCTAATACTAGATGTACATGTGTAGACCCTACAACCAAAGATCCCGATTTATCATGTAAAAAATGTCTAGGATTAGGTACAAGGGTTAAAATAAAAAAAGTATTTGGTGCCATTCGTGAATCACAAGAACGTGAAACTAGTGTTGCACAAAATATATCTTCTACTCCTAAAATAGTATATATAGACGGATTAGAATATGTAAATAAAGATGATGTCGTCATAGATTCTGAAAATGTATATAATGTATTGCATATACAATATCATAGAGGAGGTAAAGGTAGTCAACAATTTACCAGACTAGTATGTCCTAATAGAAAAAGTAATACTGCTAAATTTGCTAAAAATTTTAAAGAGGTTTTACATGATCATAAATTACGAAAAAAATAATATTAATTATAAGTCTAGTATTAACATAAATTACAATGAAATGAGCATTGTTCTATTAGGTCCAGCAGATACCATGAATGAAAAATGTAATATTATAAATCCTATGAGTCTAGATAATGCGATAATATTATATGGCGAAGATTCTGATTTAGCACAAGCTTATAAACAGGCTTACGCTATAACAGATACTCTTAACATATTTACAGTTAATTGTCAAACTGTATCTGATTATATAAATATTATAGATGACTTAATACAGTATGATTTTACATTTATAGTTCCTATTGGTATATATCTTAGTGATACATTCTATGACCCATCAACACAAAGAACGCGAAGTTTTGTATTTTATTATCTTGAAACTTTAAAAAATGTTAATAGTTTAGCTACTTTAATCATGACAGATAAACATGCTGAACTATATGAAGATATCGATGATTATCTAACAAAGATGAAGAAAGTATGGAATACTATAAAGCGTAGAACAGGCTTTATGTCTTTATTAACAAACTATGGTTCTAACTTATTAATAACTCTTAATATGCTAAAAGATATTAAATACAGCAATGTTATATTAAGCGCACTTCTAGCATCTTGTGACTTACCTAATTATCCTAAATCTATAAATTATACGCCAATCTATGATTTAGATGTTAACGATCTAACAGGACTTAGCGATTTCATTCATTTTAAATATAATTACATGACTGAAAGCACAAGTATAGAAAATCTAGTTAACTGTAGAACAACTAGAAATATCTATAAAAATGCAATAATAGACATGATAATTAAAAAGGTTATTAAAGTAATGGACTTAAATGAATATAAAGGTAAGTTATATAATGCCTATACTAAGCTGCAAATCTCAAATAAAATTACTAATGTTTTAAAGCCATATATCAATAAACTTTTCAAATCATATGAATTAATAAATATCGGATTTGTTAAAACAGGTCCTAGCTTTGGTTATATATATATAGAACTATCTATTATTCCGTTTGGATCAATTGAAGAATTAAAAGTTGTAATGGAGGTTTAGGATATGAAACAAGATGATTTTAAACAACTTGAAGACATATTAACCACATTAGATGTTACTCTATTAAATCGACACTCATACATACAAAACGAATTTGATAGCATACCAACAAGTGATTTAGAAACAAAGAAGAAAAGATTAAGAGCTCAAGGTAATGCTCAGGTCAGAGATTTTGTATCAATGGTAGGGTTAATAGTGGAGTCAATATTTGAAGATCAACATGTCGAATACTTACCATATGAAAAAACATACAGCGTACGTGAAGATATGGATCAAACTATAACACATCCTTATATAGCATGGAGAATAGTTCACAGAGAATATAGAGATAAATCAGCTTTGGGTCCTTATATCAGAGACACATTAATAGATGATGAAGGGCGTACAGGAGAGGTAAGTTCAGAGTGTTTTCAAACTAGAGTTAGATTTTACATAATTAATACAGAAATGAATTTATGTTGGGATCTAATGGATGAGTTTGAAGATATGTTAATTGAATATAAACCACATATTAAGAAACAGGGTATAGTTAATTATTATTTCGATCAACAACTAGAAGATGATTTTGCACAAGACTTCAGAGATATCGTCTCTATCTTAACCCTTGACTACATAATATTAACAGAAAAAAATAGGGTAATATTTAGAGAGAATACAAAAAGTATTTTGCTTCGTGGAGAAGCTGTTAACGAAGATGGTTCACCAATAACAGCTAGCGGTAAAGTATATACCGATAATGAAGAAGAGGTATTAGCTTCATTAAAAAATAATACTGATATTAATAGAAAATAAATACATAAGGAGGATAAAACCTATGAGTATGACTTTATTTGATGATGAATTGACACTTCCTGGTGTCATAACTCAGGTAGTTCCAGATTATTCTAGTGGATATGATACAAGTGCTTGGGGTACTACTGAATCTGTAACAATAATAGGTACAGCATTCAATGGTCCTGTAGGTAAGCCAGTACAAATTGCTACTCCTGAACAAGCTAAATATATATTTGGTGACAGTTTTGATACTGCAACTAAAAGAGAAGCTACATTAGTAGCTGAAGTATACGATGCTTGGCAAAGAGGATGTAGAACTATATATGCAGTCAGAGTATCTGGAGACGAAATGTATAAAGACTACGACTTAGCAGTTGAGTCTAATTTAAAATTAAGAATTAGTGGATTATTCCCTTCTAATGGTAATAAAGCTTGCTACATGACTTTTGCTTGTAAACAAGGTTCAAGTACAGCTTTTGGTGATGAAGAAGGTGTAATCAAAATCTATAAACCTGGCGATAAAACAACTATAGATGAAAAAATAGCTGGTGTTGTAGATTCAATTGACGAATTATTAGTTACTACTATAAACTTAGATGAAAATGGATTTGAACGTGGATCAAGATTAAGCGACTTATTAGATACTATAAATAATAATAGCCATAATAATGTTTTACGTGTAGATTTAGTTGATAAAGATGGTGTACCAAGAACTAATTCAGACCCTGAAGTTCAACAATTAACTGTAGCAGCTATGTTCCCAGGCATATATACTATATGTAGAGATAAAACAGCTGAAGGTGTGACATTAACTACTGACGTTAAAGTTGTTGCTGATCAAACTTTATCTGGGGCTGAATCAGAACCAGTATGGAAACACTTAATAGCTAATACAAATCCTGACAAACCATATCCTATATTTGCAGAAAATATTTCTACATTTGATAAATTACTTCCAAGCGGAATAGTAGTTGATGCAAACTTCGATTTCTTAAACGATACAGGTGTAATAGATAGAATATTAGTAGCTGATAACGTAGATTACGAAGGTGTAGATGTTACTGGATTTGAACTATACAAAAAATTAGGTTCTGGATTTGCTAGAACAGCTTGCTTAAAGAAACTAGGAGACAAATTAGTAAGTGGTTCAGTAGAAGAAGGAAATGCAGTATACGAACCTAGATATAAAGTTATAGCTGCTCCTGATGGTGACAAATACAAAGTAGTAGGAATAAATGATGGTATTTATTCTGTATTACAAATGCATGAATCAGATTATCTTGTATTAGCAGCTGCTACTGCAGAAACTGATTTGAGTGCTAAATTACCTAAGAAAAAAGATTTCTTATTCGTAGAATCTAACGATGGTATAGCTGTAAATGACGCAGAACAAAATAAAATAATGAACATAAGCTGTAAGATAGACAAAGAAGATTTAAATGCTATGCCATGTAAATACGATATAAAATTAGCTTCGTATCCTGGTGATGAAGATGTTAAATCTAAATTAATGGACGAACAAATCTTAAGATTACCTTGCGTAACTAAAGACGCTGCATTCGACCATGGTGTTGAAAAAGGACAATTAGCATTTGTTTTAGCTGACGGTATAATTCAAAAATTTGATGGTAAAAAATTCGTTGATGCTGAAGCAGGTATAGTTGAATTATCTAGAGTACTTGTAGAAGAAAGCGGCGAATTAAAAGTATACGAAAAAGGAACAGAAACAACTGATAGTGGAGCTGTTAAGTTTACTGCTGTAGCTGATCCATTTACTAGTGATTCTGGTACTTACGAATATTTAGTTGCTTTCTGTGATGATGAAGCATTCGTTTATAAAAAAGATGATGATAAGATAGTACCATTTATGTCATTAAAAGACTTAGCAGATAACGTAATATCTACTGAAGACTTTATGTTGGTAGCTGCTGAACCAGATATCCCAGTATTAGATTGTGATAATATAACATTTATACATATCTATTCTGATATGATGGATTACTGTACAGTAGAAGAATTTGTTAAAGAACTTAATGAATGTGAAATGTTAAATGACAGATTTACTTTTGAATGTGTTGAAGGTAAAGATCAAGATGAATTAGAAGGATTAGTATTAACTGGTTCTGGAACTAATTTAGCATTAGATGAAAAAGGTAACGTAGTTACTGCATACGATACTACTTTACGTATACCATATACTACTACAGATAACTTTGCAAGACACCTTGCTCAACATTGTTTATATACTTCATTAAAATCTTATCCAACTCATGGTGTTATAGGTTGCGATAGATTACAAGGTATATCATTAAACAATATAGCTGATAGAGTAAATGAAATATGCAACTTAGATTTAGATATGTATGCTAAGAAATCTAATGGACGTAATATGTATGACGCCAATAATGAACCACATCCAATAGGACGTTGTTTATCAGTTACATTTATGCAATACACAGTTACTACTGGTAATGGTTATTATTATATTTCTTCTGGTGCAGCTGGATATGCTGGTATGATATCTACATTAGATCCAGATAGATCTTCAACTAATCAACCTTTCAATATAGACTCATTACAATACACATTATCAAATGCTCAATTAACTAAGTTAAATACAATTGGTATAGTATGTTGTAAAGAATCTCCTACTCTAGGAATAGTTGTAGTAGATGGTGTAACTCAAGCTCCTGCAACTTCAGTATACAGAAGATTATCTACTACTAAGATAATAAATGCAATAGGTAGAATATTAAAAGAAGTTATCGAACCATTCATCGGTAAACCAAGAACATTATCTAACTTAAATGCTATGGAAACAGCTATAAAATCTGCTTTAAATAAAATAGTAGGCGTATTAATCAATGACTATTCATTTGAAATAGTTACAGATAGTGCTTCTGCTAGATTAGGTGTCGTTAAGATAGATTATGCTATATATCCAGCTTACGAAATCAGAGAAGTAAGAAATACTATAACTGTTACTGAAAATGCTATAAACGAATAATTCCCTACTAGGAATTTAAATTAATAAAGGAGGAATTTAACTATGGCTAATATGACAACTGAGCAATATACTAGTACATATTCAAGTTTTGGTGGTTGTGATATAACTTGTACATTTAATGGTAAAGTTATCGGAGAATTACAAGCTATAAGTTATTCTATAAATAGAGAAAAAGTTGCAATCTATACTTTAGGTTCAGCAGAACCAAGATCTTTTTCAAGAGGTAAAAGAAGTATAGCTGGTAACTTAGTATTCGTATCTTTCGATAGAGATGCACTATTAGCTGAATTAGGTACAGAACAAAAAATCTCTAAATTCAAAGCAAATGATGCTTATGCTTTTATGAGTAATGATGAACCTAGATTCATGAGCGTAGAAGATTGGGACAAATACATGTCAGAATTAGCTTCACCTAATGGATTCACAGGTGGAGGAGAAACTGGCGGTACTTCTTCTGATATGGTTAACGACAGTGCTACTCCAGTTTATGCAGACGAATTACTTCCATTCGATATCACAATAACATTAGCTAATGAATATGGACAAAAAGCTAGCATAGTATTATACGGAGTTGAACTATTAAATGAAGGTATGGGATTCTCTGTAGACTCATTAACTACTGAAAAAGCTTATACATTTATATGCAGATCAGTAGATACTATGAAAGCTATAGATGAAAATAATGCAGGTAAAATTTATAGTACTTGGTAGAATATATACATTGATAAGTAATATATTATAGAGAAGAGGGATAGTATTATCCCTCTTTTTTAATACGCGAAGGTGGTGAAAAAATGGCTACGTATTTTAATATAGACGGGTATAATAGCTATTCTGGTTGTGATGCTATAGTTACTGCTCAATTGGCTAATATAGACGAAGATAGCTCTATCAGTAAAAACTGTTATATTCTAGGCTCTTTACAAACTCTGAGTACATCTACACATCAAGATAAAGTTCCTGTACGTAATATAGGAAATATTAATGCTGTAGAATATACAATGGGGCAAAGAACAATAGCAGGGTCTATGGTATTTGCTGTATTTGACAGACATTTTGCCGATGAAATATTTAATGATTTAAAAGAATATACTAACGATACTGTTATATTAGCAGACGAAATACCAGCTCTTAACCTTACAATTACTTTGGCTAATGAGTATGGCTCTAGAAGTAGAATGGCTTTATACGGAGTAAAATTTGTAGATGAAGGACAAGTATTAAGTATAAACGATTTATATACAGAAAATACATTTCAGTTTGTTGCTGTAGGAATGGATCCATTAACAGCTGAAAAAACAGAATGGGCTAAAAGCACATCTAAGTCGAAAAAAAATAAAACATATATCTCTAAAGGTAATACACCTTTCCCTTCATATGATGGTAAGAGCTATCCTGGAAGTAGTGGTAAACCATCAGACGGTGAAGGTAATCCACAAGGTCCTAGCGATATTAATAAATATCAACCTGATGACGATGGGAATAAAGAGCCGTATTATAGAATAAATCAACCTTTAGCTCCTGGCAATAAAGGAATAATATCTGTCGATTTAAATGATCATCCTGACGTAACAGTTACGATAACAGATATAAACACAAATAAATCTTATAATTCAGTTGGAGCCAATTTAAGTAATAATATATGGTATGTAGAATTAAGCGAAGGTAATTACAATATTAAATTCTTTGATAGAAAGAATAATAAAGAATTAGGCTCTGAATATTTTAGCATAAACTCGAAATTAGGTAATTTAGAATCATCAAACAATGATTATCCGATTATAGTAAATATGACTCATAACAGTGCTGAAATAGAAGCAAATGATTCTAGACATGATGAAGCTGTATTAATCGACAGAACTAATCAAATAGTTTATGATCATATACCTTTAACTAAAAGCACCGTAACATTGAATGAAGAAAGTATTGGAACCAATTTAATTAGCGGTAACGTATATGAATTATATACAATCAATTCAAAAGAAGGTTATTCTAGTAAGAGCAAATCTATTATGTTCTCTCCATTAGAAAGACAAGACTATGATGTTGAATTGTTAGAAGACTACGTTAAATCTAATAAAAAGCTATGGGTCAATGATCTTAATGAATTCGATTATCATGCTTTATACAATAATGAAGATGATAACAATCTTATAGATAAAGTATTAAACGCGCCTACCGCTACTAGAATGACAAGAAATTTTGCAACTTATGCAGCTGCTCCTGTTAATAGAGCTACTCCTACTGATAAAGAAGCGATTAAACAAGAAGTACTTCTATACGCAATTAAGCTACAGAATCAATTAGCATTAATATACAATAATGCAATAGCAGAAAACTCTATTTATAATAACAATATTCTTAATCTTGACATACAGATAAATGATGCTATAAACAGAATCAATCTATATAAGATTAAAGGACACAAAGCTTATTATATGTACTCTGTTAAAGAACAAGACGAAATGAAGTTCTACGGGACTCCTAATGTAAGATATTATCTGCAACCTATATTCAATCAATGCAAAGGTATATCTTATAATTACTGTTGCTTCAATAATGATACTAAAGAGGATCTAAATGTTTATAGCGATATAAATAATTTATACGCATATGATTTTAATAATTATAAAACTAAATATGCTAAATACTCTAAAGACTTTTTATATGCATTAATTGCTCGTGATAATTTTTATTCTGATAAATATATGATAGACGGTCCATATTGTTATTATGAAAACAATATATTATACGCTGATGTTGATTATTCTGAAACATTACAAAAAGGTGACTACTATTTATGTATAGCTTCTATATACGAAGTATTAGACCACACTCCTATCAGAAAATATAAGTTTAGTACAGATGATAAACATCTTGAATTAGATAATTACAAGACTTCAATTACAAAAGATAATTATTATTTGACATGGATAGAGGATAATGAATTTAATAGTATATGCAAACCTACTATTCTTTGTACTTATGAAGACAATTCAGATTTAGTAGATTTCGAATCTTCACTTATAAAGAATTACTTAAAGAGCAGAATCGATTCTATTAAAGCACGCTATTCTTATTCTGGAGTACTAGAATCTATTTACTTGTCTCTTATATCAGAAACATTATCATTTAAAAATACTATGTACAGATTACAACAAGAATTTATTAGTCAATTTGATGAATCATCTTATTTTTTATATCTTGATGAAATATTCTATGATTTAATCAGACAAGATTATGAATCATATAGCTTAGTATGTAGTGTACAGCAAAAAAATAAAGTATTTAATTTTAGTAGTAATATGGATGATACTCACCTAGTTTTAATAGATTACAAGATAGGAGAAGATTTGCCAACTAAGTCTACGCTTTATGATACAAACACTGTCGACTTAACAGATAGAAATAGTGATTATACATTAATCTATATGATAGATAAAACTATGGTCTACAGATCAGGCTTCTTACTAATAAATAACGTAACTAATAAAGTTTATAATTACAACATGTCTTTGGAGGTGATTAAGTAATGGCTACTAGAGATTATTATACATACGGTACCAATCTTAGTGATAGAGAGTTTTTCACAACTACCGTTAACACTCCTTATGGCATTAAAAGATATTTTTCAAATGTTGATTCTGAAATATATTTTGGCAATATATTAATGGAAGATATCTATAAGTTTGATTTCACTGTAGAAGAAAAGAAGCTGCCTATATATGGCTATAATTGTTTCTATGCAGATATTATAGTTCCTGGTCAAAGATTCGTAAGTGGCTCTTTCGTTCTTAATTATACTAATAGTGCGCACATAAATGATGTGCTATCTAAGATTGATGATTCTATTATGAACAAAACAATATTAGAGTCAGAAGTTTATAATCCTGGCGACAAAGAACGTGATAAGCCATTATGGTCTAAGAACTTTGATATTATGTTAGGATATGGTTATTACAAATCAGATTTACCAACTTATAATGCAAATTGTCAAACCATTTGTGGAGTACAAATATCTGGTATGCAAACAGTGCTTGATACTACAGGCCAGCCTATAATGGAAGTATACAGCTTCGTTGCTAAAGACTTTATAGAAGGTGACGGAACAGGAATGACTCCATCTAAAGACGATAGCACTAAGAAAGATGATAAAAATGACGATAAAGGTTCTACAAGTAAAACTGATTCATCTACTGATAAAGTAATATGTGCAGATGCAAATGATAGTGATGATTACAGTAAAAAATATCTTGAATATCAAAAATCTGATGGAAGTGATATAGGTGTAGTTCATAGTATATTGTATGCTGATGATGAAAATAGTTATTACTACATTAAAGTCAATATAAAAGATTTCGATGGTAATGTATTAAATATAAGCGACTTCAAACTTATTATCGATGACCAGAGAATAGAATCTAATATACAGTTTACTGGTAAACAAGACAATAATGGAATCATATATGTATCTTTATTAGATCATCCTACAATAAGTAAATACATAAATGAGATATTATATGATAAAGACGAAACTGATCCTAAAATTGGTTGTACGCTTAAGTATACACTTACGCACAATAAAAAGAAATACGACGTCCTTTATGAAGGAAATATGTATTTAGCAAAACAATAAAAAATATGGAGGTTATATAAATGAAAGTTAATGAAAAAGCTAAAATTACAGAAGAGGAAATAAAAGAAGTAGAAGAAATGGATACAGAAGAAATAGCTGTACAAAAAATAATCGATAAATTCAAAAAGCAATATAAAAGAATTTACGAAACAGACGTTGCAGGAGAAAGAATAATATGGAGACCTATAAAACGTTCTGAATATAGAGAGATAATGGCCTATGAAGATAAAGAATTATCTGACAGAGAAATAGTTTATGTCAGAGAAGAAATGATGGCTAAGAAAGTTATATTGTATCCTAAAACTGAAGATATAATAGAAGAATTCGCAGGAGTAGCAGAAGTTATAGCTGATGAATGTATGTACTATTCAGGATTCATGCCAAATGGAATAAAACCTACAAAACAACTATAAGATGAAAACTAACGGCAAAGACTATAATCAAGTTGCATTTGATGCTATCGTAGAGAAGTTATCAAACGAATATGATAGCATCATCTACACTGAGATTATGGGTGAAATATTTATTTACCGCCCTATTACTAGATATGAATACAAAAATATAATGATGGCTGACGTAGAAGATATTGAGAAGCAAGATTTAATATGTGATACCTGTGTATTGTATCCCGACGATTATGATTGGGATGATTGCATTGGAGGTATACCGAATGAATTGTGTACTGAGATATTAGATAAATCTTGTGTGTCATTAGAAGATATGGGTATTCTATTAGAAATGTATAGGGATGAAATGCATGAACTAGAAAACCAAATGACATGTATCATAACTAAAGCTTTCCCTGCTTATAAATTAGAAGAAATAGAAAAGATGGATACTATTAAGTTTACTAAACTATTTACAAGGGCTGAATGGATTTTAGAAAATCTTGATGGTCTAGAAGTCAATACAGATGTAGTTGAAGTTATTAATAATGCTTTAGGCAAATCTAAAAAAGCAGCAATTGATGAAAATAAAGAAACTGAAGAAGTTGCTGCTGAAGCTAATGACGAAGAAAATAAAACTGAGCAACCACAGAAATCTAATAGACCAGCTATGTCTCCTGAACAATACAGACAATATCAGGAATTTTGTAAGAAATTCCCTGAATTTGATATGCGTACTGATTATGCTTTTACTGGTGATACAGGTATGAATGCTAGTACTGTTAACCCAGCACAAAGAGTAGGTTGGGGTATATCTGATAGATATTCAAGTAGGTGATAATTAAATGGCAAGAAAAAGAAGAGATAAAAAACGTGATCCTTCAACTCTGGAAAGATTAAGTAAAGTAAGTGTAACTGCTCTGGCTGTTGGTGCTGGAGCAGTTTTTTTAAATCGTAATAAATCTGTTAATAAGTTTTTGACGGATACAGCCTCTCCTTTACTTAAAAGTACAAAAGGATTCAAAAAAGATTTAATAGGTCGTGATAAGAAAAATCTTATGACTTATTACAGAGCTTATCAAAAGAACTTTGGTAAGAACAGATCCAAACTTAGAGATGAAATTAAAAGAAGAAAGATTAGTCCTTTAGCTCTTAACGTAAAGAATTCAAAAGCTGTACGTGATGCTTTAGAGCATAAACAATTTGTTTCTAAGACTGGATACAAAGCGTTAGAAAAGAACAAGAGAATTGCTGGTAAGATATTAGCACGACAAGAGCTTTATAAATATTTCTTACAAAGCGAAAAATACAAACATCTTACTGAAGATAATGCAAGACAAATAGTAAAAAACGTATATGATAAATTAGACGACGAAGCTATTGCGAGCAAGATAATAGATGAAATGATACCGAAGACCATGGAAGGTATAGGTATAGAGAAAATAGACTTTAATGAAATATTCACTCTTATCAATGAAGTTAAAAAGAAAAGTAGTCCAAAGACTAATTCATTAGATCCTTATTTACGAAAGAATAAAGATTTATTCGATAGCTTAAAAGGGCATAGAACTCGTGAAGAAAGTGCATTTGATAAAGTCGATAAGTTTTTTAAGAAATTCTTAGATGTAGATATAAACTCCGAAAAGTTTATAACAAGTTCTAAGGCTGCAACCATCGGAGATTTAGAAGATAATTTAGAGAAGTTTGATTTTGAATCTCCTCTGTATGAAAAGATGAATGTTACGGCCAAGAAGCCTTCGACTAGATCTAAACGTAAAGAGTTTGACTACGATACATTTATCCAAACATTGAAAGATATGTATGGTGAAGAAGACTACAGAAATGTAGTATTGGATCCTTCTATAAGAATAAAAGATGGAGCCGACGGTCCTGAATTCTTCTCTGTAGAAGAAATGTCAGAGACTATGAAGAATATCAAAAATGGATTTAAAGATACTTTACCTGGTCAAATATTAGCAAAAGGTTTCGACGATAAACGTGGAATGCCTGACATAGCTATTATACCAGCAGATACTAAATCAGCATTTGCTAGAGCCAGAACATTTGATATAGATGAAGTAGGTCAAGCATTTAAAGAAGATAGAGAAAGAAATATATCATCAACTCCGTCTTTATATATGGATGGCTATCTATATGATATGAGAGAAAATGCTGACGGCAAGGTAACTATAGATTTTGATAGCGGTCAAAGAGTTAAAATGGTCAGCGGTTATAAGCGCAGAGTATTAAATGAATTACTAGGTACTACTGATGAATATAAACCAGAGGCTTTCCATAGTGAGCTTGCTAAGAAACTTGGATTAGTACAAGATGGTAAGTTCAATCCTATAAATCATCTTATGAGATCACTAACAAAATTTGAAGATCCTAACTGGGAATTTAATCAAATTGAATCTATAGAAGGTATTTATTTATCTACTGCATCTCCTGCTGATACTGTAAAAGACATGAGATCTCTTGGTACAGCTGAGACAGAGATTAGTAAATATAAATCTAGATTGCATAGAAATGAAGAAACAGTGGCTGCATTACTTAATAAGAAGCTTACTGGTATAACAGATGAAACTATGGAAGCTATCATTGATAGTGGAAATATAACAGAAAAACAAAGAGATATGTTACAAGCTTTGATGGATGGGGACATAACATTTTATATTAAAGCCGCTGCTTTTGACGAAGCTGGTAACTATAATCTTAAAGATATTAAGAATGATAAGCTTAGAAATATAGTTAATAACTTAATAACTGATACTAAAGCTACATTAGATTCTACAGAAACATTATATAAAAAGGGTGCAGCGTTACCTATATTAGAACTAGAGTTTGATTCTTCTACTAAACTTAATCTTGAAGGTCAATTAAGAATAGAAACAGTTAAAGATATCTTACTTAATAAACAAGGCACAGATGATGCTATGTTTAACTGGATAGACGAATTGAATGTTAATGATATTCCTATTACTAGTAAAGACAATGCTATGTTAAAGAGTATGGGTACATTAGCTGTATTCGAAGATAGAACTCATTTAGGTACTATATCTAATTTTACTAGCGCAGTTAACTCTTTATATGAAAATACTGATTATACCTTAAACACTGAATTAGAGCTTAATCCTCAAATGAAAAATAGATTTGAAAATGATTTAGGCTCCATTAAAAGTGATTTCGGTTTATTCTCTATAGGATATAATAAAAATCTAAACGAAGAATATGGTACAGACTATACTAAGTATGGATTAATCCATATGTCTAGTGCATCTCAAATATTAACATATAATATGAATGAGGGCATTAAGTTTAATGCACAAGCATTAAAAGATACTGTACGTGAACTTAATGCTGGACGTAATGATCCTGAACATATAACTGAGCTTACAATAAATCTACAATACTTATTGTCTAGATTAAGCTACAGTGTTGAAGGCGAAGGTCTTGGTTTAAGTGCAAATGATATGGGTAGTCCCCTTGAAACTGTAAAGAATATAGCACTTAAAAGATTATTGCCTGCAGCCGCTATATATCAAGGTTATAACGTATTAAATTATGAATCACAGAAATTGACTGGAACTTCTATACCTGGTGCTTTTGCTAACTCTTTAGCTAACATAGATATAGCAAGTAGAAGATTAATAGAGAATACGCCTTTATACGGTGCATTAAATTCATTAGCTGAATCTTCTGTAATCCATGAATATTATTTTGGTGATCGTCATTTTAATACAGCTGAAGAAGAGCAAGAATATTATGAAACAGGTTATTCTCCAGTACGTAAAGGTAGATTCTGGAGTTTTGGTTCTGCTTCTGAATACAGAGGTGGAAGTATTACTTATTGGGAACCTAACTATTTAAAGAGAGCTAACAGTGATTGGAAAGATGCTGGTATTTATGGAAGTATAGATAATAGATGGGCTCATAGCTGGATACCAACTCCACAACATCCATTAGCTCCTATTAGAAGATTACTAGACCCATACTGGCTAGAAAAATATCATTTAAAAGAAAATGACAGACCTTATCCTTTAACTGGTAAAATGTTTACTGAAGGTACAGCCTGGGGTGCAGTACTTAATCCTACTATTGGACAAATATTAAAACCAGTTAAAATGCTACCTCAAGTTAAACGTCGTTTAGGTAGAGACGGTAGAGATTCTGTAGCTATAATAGAAAACTTAAATAACAGAATCAAACAACGTGCTAAAGAAAATGATGACTTAATGGTAGTTAATGGTACAGATATAAGAAATGCTGAGTACGTTCCATACGGTAATCCAGATGATGATGAACTTAATGTAACTGTTTCAAATGGACATGCAACTGTACAAGGCATGAATTATATGGACCAAGTTAAGAACATAAGAGAGTATGAGCCTCCAGATGGAGTGACTTATACAAATGATACTATAGATTATAATAGTGGTACAGTTAGCAGAAAACAACAATACATAGTAAGCAAAGCTGAAAAATTTGTAGATGAATTGGATAGAAGCAGTTACAATGCTACTAGTATAACTGAAAGTGCTACTAATATAATTAAAAAAGTAAATACAGCAATTAAACGTAAGAGTAAACATGCTAGACGAATAGATAATTCTACTTTAATGCCAGATAAACGTGAAGGTACTTTTGTATATCGTAACTTAGCAAATGAAAGGCTTAATTACGATAATCAATATTACTCAGACCATGAAATTAAAAAGATGGTTGATCGTAGCGTTTATAAAGATTATGCCAGAGATGTTAAGCACAGTATAAAAGACCTTACTGGTATATATGGATTCCTTGGTGATAAAGCATTTGGTACAGATACATATACTTATCGTTTTGCTAATGCTGGTGAAATGACAAGTTTCAGCCGTGGATTCTGGGATTCTAACATTGGTGGTTTAGGTGGAGAATTTATGGAAATCGCTAGACGTTTCTTCCCTAATACTGATAAGTCTAGAGTAAGTTATAATCCATTAAGAAATAATATGCCAGATTGGATACCAGATACATATCATTATGGAGACCCTTATGTAGAAATACCTAAAGGCGAAATGAGACTTCCTGGTAAGGGTTATGAAGCTATGTATGATTTGCATCCTGACCAATTCGGTAGATATGGTGCATTTGATAGATATAAAATCTTAGCAGATATTGCTCCTAACAGTACTGAATTTAAGAAATGGAAGAACATAGCTAAGAATACAGTAACGGATCCTAATTTAGTTAAAGAGATGGAAGACATTGGCGTACGTGCATCCAAGATGAGTGGTAATCACGAATTCTTTGATTATAAATACATACGCAACAATCTTGAATACAGAAAAGGTAGAGTTCAAGGAATAAGCAATGGCCAAGTCGTATTAGCTGGCGGTGAAACATTAACATTAGCTGGACTTAACGTAAATGACCAAACTACTGAAGCATTAAAAGAATACTTAAAACCTGGACAAAAGATTACATATCGTACATATAAAGACAAGAAGATAGATTTAGAAAATACTCAAAGAATAACAGAAGCTGTAGTATATAGTGGCTCATCAAATATAAATGAGAGATTATTAAACGAAGGATATGCTGAAAAGAACAAAGAAGATAATTCGGCTCTTGGTATAGCTGGTACACAATCTGGTCATCAAGAAGTTATGGGCGGTCTTCAAGAAGTTATAGCACATGCTCCTTTACCATACGTACACAGTAAATTCTTAAAAGTAGAAACTCCTCTTGAATCTTATAAGAATGAATTGTATTATGGACATCCATTTAATACATGGGACCATCCTATTAAAGGATTCGTAACTCCTGCATTTAATAAAAATAGCGGTAAGAGTCTTGCAGGTGAAGCAGTAGCATTAGGATATGCTTATCTACACTTTAGTAAAATAGCAGGTAAAACTAGTAGTAAGTTATTAAGTAACGTTAGCACATTTACTATGGCTACATTAAATCCTGCATCATTCCTTGGTATAGCTTTAGGTTATGCTACTAGATTAAGTAATGGTAAGATAGAAGGTAATGGCGGAAGCTCTTTAACTAATGCACAAAAAGGAGCAGCTATTACTACTGCTATTAGTGCTGCTAAATATGGTTGGGATAATGCAGATAATCCTCTTAAAGCAGCTACTACATTTGCATTTGCTGGTAGTGTAATATCTCATAACCTAAAAGGCGTAAATGAATTTGCAAGAGAAGCATTTAATAAAGAACTTAATTTCTTGCCTGGTGATTTTAAAGCTG